AGATATCGTGGCGGAGGAATAATAGCGTCTGGCTGTGGTAGTGTTGAAGAGGGACGACGGAAAATAACGAGGACTTTTTAATGGCTAAAAACTCTCTTAAAACATGGTTCGAGCAGAACGACGGAAAAGGCTGGATTGATTGTAAGACAGGCAAACCTTGTGGTCGTCAAAAGGGGGAGAAGCGTAAGGGGTATCCTGCATGTAGACCGACGATGGCGCAGTGTACATCTGCTGCCAAGAAGAAGAAGTCTTCTAAACGAATTAAATGGAAAGCTAGCCGTGGTGGACTAGCTAGAGTATTTTGATAACCAAAAGGAGATATGTAATGGGTATAGGCCGAGAGTTTGCAAAAAGACAAGCGCGATTAAAAAAAGAAAATGAAGACTTTACGAAAAATCTTTTGAAAAGACGGAAGTCTGATCTAGCACTAGACGAGGCGGAAAAAACGTACAATGAAGATAGAAGACAGGTAGATGCCAAGTATAAGGACCGTGGGGATTCTGGAGACGAGCAAGCAGAAAAAGAAAACAAGGTTCTAGAAGATAGGTTTGTAAAAGATATTAAATTAGTGAAGAACTACGGCAAAGACTCTATGAAGGCTAAAGGTTTTGCTACTAAACGCTACATGAATGGCGGCTGTGTAATGTCAGGGCGCGGCGTTAAAGAAACAAAGATTGGTTAATTAAATGGCAACATCAAACTCAAGAGACTTTGAACTCGACGTAGCTGAGATAATTGAAGAAGCATATGAACGGTGCGGTATGGAAGTTCGTACTGGTTACGACGCCAAGACCGCTCGTCGTTCTTTGAACTTGATGTTTGCAGAATGGGCTAATCGTGGTTTAAACCTTTGGACTGTGAAGAGCGCTACGATCACATTAACCCAAGGCCAAGCACAGGAAACTTTATTGCCTGACGTTGTAGACTTGTTGGATGTGGTTCTTCGTCGTGACGGTACAGATTATGAAGTAGAGCGCATTAGTCGTGGCGATTATGTCACACTTCCTAATAAAACCACTCAAGGTAGGACAAGTCAGTACTGGTTAGATCGTCAAATTGCCCCGGTTATTAATCTTTGGGCCGTTCCGGAGAACTCCACGGATCAGTTAGTGTACTATTATGTTCGTAGAATTGAAGACGCAGACACATTGGTCAATACTACAGACCTACCTTTTCGTTTCTTCCCTTGCATGGTTTCTGGTCTTGCTTACTATATAGCTATGAAACGTTCTCCAGAACGTTTAATGATGTTAAAATCTGTGTACGAAGAAGAGTTTCAACGTGCAGCGGATGAAGATGAAGGCCGCACAGCATTAAAACTACAGCCTAGCGGTAGGTATTTGAGGGTATAATGGCATACGCAAACAATAAAAAAGCTTGGGGAATATCAGATCGGTCTGGGCGCCGTTACCGTTTGCATCTAATGAAGACTGAATGGACAGGGGCTAAAGTTGGACCGGATGAATACGACCCGAAGCATCCACAATTATTTCCGCCAAAGGTTGGTCCCGACCCACAGGCTCTTAGAGATCCAAGACCCGAGCAAAACTTACCTTCTCAACGCAATATACAATATGGCTGGAGACCCGTTGGGTTTAACGGCGATGAAGAATTAACGCCTAATCCGTTACGCAGTAATGGATTTGTGGGCACTGTCACGGTGGTAACGACATGAGTTTTACATTTGATCAGTTAAAGCAAGCTATTCAAGACTATACCGAAAATACGGAGACAACGTTTGTAAACAACCTTCCTTTGTTTATACGTGCTTCAGAAGAACGCATTCTAAAAAACGTACAGCTTGATTTTTTTAGAAGAAATCAAACAGCAACTTTAACGCAAGGAAATTCTTTTTTAAATTGTCCAAGTGATTTTTTAGCTCCGTTTTCATTAAGCTATACGCTTAACAACGTTAAAGAGTTTTTAGATTTTAAAGATGTTTCTTTTGTACAAACGTACTCTCCTAACGCTACAACGCAAGGACTTCCAAAGTATTACGCGCAGTTTGACGTAACTAACTTTATAGTTGGTCCAACTCCCAACGCTAACCTCGCTGTAGAACTTCACTATCTATACCGTCCCAGTAGCTTAACAGCAGGCGCAGGAAGTGGAACTACTTGGATTAGTATTAATGGCGAACTAGCCCTATTGTATGGTGCTTTGGTAGAAGCCTATATATTTATGAAAGGCGAAGCCGATGTATTACAACAATATAACCAAAGGTTTGGCGAAGCTATGATTGGATTAAAAATGCTAGGTGAAGCTAAAGAAACCACTCAAGATTATCGGGTTGGTAAAGTTATGAGGCCGAAACAATAATGTTTAAACTAGATTTCAATATGCCCGATCAACCTGTAGTATCTGTTCATACTACTGAGAACCGTGGGTTCTCTCCTGAAGAAGTAGCAGAACGTTGCGTTACAAAACTTATCAGTGTTTCTGACAGTGCGCACCCCGCTATTCGAGATCAAGCACGAGCTTACAAAAAACACATGGAAAAAGTAGTTGCGTTTTATATGCGAGAATCTATTCGCAGTGATCGCACAACTGTGTATAATGCTTTAAAAGAAGCCGGTCATCCTGAACTGGCTGCCGCAATAAGGAGACTATGAAATGTCGATAACACAAGCAATGTGTACATCCTTCAAGCAAGAAATCTTGCAGGGGAAACACAATTTTACTAACGGTGGAAGTGCTTTTAAATTAGCTCTGTTTACAAGCAGCGCAACTTTAAATGCTACAACTACTGATTACTCCACTTCAAATGAAGTTTCGGGTACAGGATATACCGCTAAAGGAGGCGCGTTAACCAACGTAACTCCAACAACAAGTGGAACAACAGCATTCTGTGACTTTAGCGACTTAACGTTTGGGTCTTCTACAATCACAGCTAACGGTGCTATGATATTTAACACAACATCGGCTGGTGGTTCTAACACTACGGATGCATGTATAATTTTAGCGTTTGGCGCGGACAAGTCGTCTACCAATGGGGACTTTACTATTCAGTTTCCAACGGCAAATGCTTCTAACGCAATTATTCGTATCGCGTAAGGGGTAACTACAGATGACTTTAATTACGGGTTGGGGTAGAGGTACATGGTCCGAAGGGGCTTGGAGTTCTGTTCTTCCTGTGACTGTCACTGGGTTAGCTGGAACGAGTGCCGTTGGAACAGTTGCCGTAAGCACAGATCAAATCCTTTCGGTAACAGGGTTGGCAGCGAGTGGACAAACTGGTACTGTAGTTGTAATCGCGGATGCAAATGTATTACCCACAGGGTTGTCCGTAACAGGTAGCGTCGGAAATGTTTTTGTTTGGAGTCAAGTAATACCCAATCAAACGCCAGACTGGCAAGCAATATCACCGTCGCAATCTCCCGGATGGACAGACATAGCGGCATAGGAGAGTTTAATGGCAAGTACATATACCACAGCAAACGGGATTGAGCTCATAGCAACAGGTGAGCAATCTGGCGCATGGGGCGATACAACAAACCTAAATCTACAAATTATTGATCGAGTCCTTACGGGAGTCGGTAGTATTACATTGTCTGGTACAACACATACACTGACAACCACAGACGGTACTTTGTCCGACGGAATGTTTAAAGTTTTAGTTTTAGGTGGATCTCCATCTGGAACAAACACTATAACAATTGCACCAAACGACGCACAGAAACTTTACCATGTGTTAAACAGTACTGGGCAAAGTGTAATATTTACTCAAGGTTCAGGAGCCAACGTTACTGTTCTTAACGGTGACACAAAGATAATTTTTGCTAACGGCGCTGGCTCCGGTGCGGCCGTTACTGATTTCACAGCTAATTTGGCCATGTCTTCTACAAATATAACAGGCGGAATAATAAACGGCGCTGTTATTGGTGGAGCAAGTGCTGCGGCGGTTACCGCTACAGATATTGTTGCTGCATCCTTAGACATCTCAGGCAACATAGACGTAGATGGTGTAACTAACTTAGATGTCGTTGATATCGACGGTGCTGTTGATATGGCCTCTACACTTACAGTTGCAGGAGTTCTTACAGGTGCTTCCTTAGACATCTCAGGCAACATAGACGTAGACGGTGTAACTAACTTAGATGTAGTAGACGTAGACGGAGCAGCAAACTTTGCAGCAGACGTAACTATTGCAACTGGTGCTGACATTCTTACTGCTTCAGCAGGTACATCTAACTTCAGAGCAGGTGTCAATGCAGGTAACTCAATAGCATCTGGTGGTAACTTCAACGTGGCTGTGGGTGACGAGGCAGGTACTGCAATTACGACTGGTGATAGAAACACAGTAGTTGGATACCAAGCAGGTGATGCAATTACTACTGGAAGTAAGAATACAGCTTTGGGTAGACACGCCTTAACTGCTTTAATAGATGCC